GTCGATGGCGCGATTACTGGGCACCGAGGCCATGAGATTGAAACATCTTACTTCTGTACTGTAGCACTAAAAAAGCCCCAGCAAATGCCGGGGCTCATGTAATACAACTCGATCAGGTTGTAGCCAGGTCGAAGCTCACAGAACCGCTGGGGCGGAAGTTGATGCTCACAGATTGGGCATCGTCAGGGTTGATCGTCATGTTTGCGCTAGTAAGAATCGCATCCATGGAGATCGAGCGAGACAGGGTTTCGCTAACCGTGCCGCTGCTGATAACACGGTCGATATACAGTCTGAAGCCTGCGCCGACCTGTTGACGTTGAAGAACGTCCTCAATCATCCTGTTGGACATAGCGGCGTCTTCGTCGGTCATATAAACCGTCGCAGACCCGGTGCCATCGGCAAAACCTGCGATGTAGTTGCGAAATGGGGCATACTGACCAGCGGCTTGGCCAATGGTGGTTACGTCGATTTCGCTACGGGAGATTTCAAAACTCCAATCTCGAACTTGACCCACAGCCGTGTAATCGGCGTAATAAACCATGAACTCGTTGGGTGCGGCCAAAGTGCCGTCGTCGGTGATGGCCAGAATCGTGCCACCCGAAGCAGTAGATACGGTGAGTGCGCCGCTGCTGGCGGTATAGCTCAGAACGTAATAAGTGGTGCCGACGGTGATACCTGCAGGGGCAGCATTGCTACCACTAGGGGTCACGGTATCGCCAGTATTGGGATTGTAAATTTTAAACTTAACTGGATCGCCAGCCTTGAAGTTCAAGTAGGGCTCAACGGTGATCACATCGGTACCGGCGTTCACACCGGCTTCACCAAAGGTGCCGATGGTGCCTGCGGGCTTGTAGTAGAGGGCTCCGGCGGTGCCGGACAAAGCGGTAGCGGTCATGGAAACGGGGGCAACGGTTTGCGGGCGCAGCCCGACTATTTATATGGTAGCAACGACGCGATTTACATGGATCAGGTAAATACTGTAGCCATAAACGGGCAATCAAAACGTCCCAGCAGATGTGGGAAACTATCTGGCGCTGTGAATGTGGGGCCGTTGATTGGGCCTACTCGGGCGTGGACGCTAGGGCCGGGAGCACGGGCGGTTGCGTTGAGGGTTTGGAGTGCGCCAGTAATAGCTGATGCAATCGTTTGAGACGCTCCAGTGCCTTTTCCTTTTGGGGTGTGGATTCGGCATACAATGGAGCCTCGGATGTGGTTGATGTCTCGGGTGAGGACTGGCTCGGTGGTGAGGCCGAAGGAAATGTTGACGATGACAAAGGAACTTGTGCTTTGGGGCGCGGTGGTAGTTACGTTATCGAAATAGACCGGAATAGCGGGACTCAGCGCAGCGCAAGCTGCAGCAATTGGGACTTCGTAAGCGGCACGGACTGATTGGTAATTCATTTGGGCAGGCTCTTCATTACGCGATCCATTTCGATTTGAACAGCTTTGTTAAACTGCCCGCCGTTTACGTAGGAGGAAAACCAGTCAAGTGGGGCGGTGCGGCTGGATTCGCCCTCTACTGATCCACCGCCTATTTCACCACGCAAAGTGGGATTAGCGCGGCCCTTATCAGACTGGGCCCAAGCTCTGAGACCCTTCTGCGTTTGCGGCTCTCCACCTGGGCGAGTCCAACCGCTGCGGGGCTCTAAGTCACGGGCAATATTGGCGTGCCCTGCAAAATTGCCAATACTATACTTTATTTCGGGTTTGCTCAGCAGTTCTTTACCGCTCAGCAAAATTGCGGTGAGGCGGCGGGGCTCCCCAGGTTGGCCTGTGCCGGATACCGTATTGCTGGGGCCTTGAATTTGCCAGGAGTTGGAAAACTCCCCAGTCCAACTGGGCCCCGCATCTTGAAGGTCACGCACAATGCGGCTGGCGGCATTTGTCGGTCCGGCACTAAATACTGACGTGGCTACAAGATCGAGATCCTTGAGTAACTGGCCAAACTTTTTACCAAATCCGAGTGCCATTATTGCGGCCTCACGATTAGGACGTGCATGATTGGATTGTCGCCTCGGTAGCTCTTGATGTCGATGATCCGGGCTTCGCGGGTCGTTCCAGCCTCCGAATACTGGATGCGGTCGCGGATTGTGGGGTAATAAGAAGGTAGGTAGCTGGCGGGGATGATTACCTTAAGGTCCTGAACTTGGTACAGGCCGTCGTATTCCTTGGGGTTTACAGCGGTGACAAGAGCTTTGAAGGTGGAGGTGGTGTCGCTTGTGCTGACCGTTCCAGTCGAGGTGTTGTAAGTGTCGGTTCCGGGTGTTAGGTACGTGATTGTGCTGCCCCATTTTTCGATTATGGGGGCGGGAATTAGAGCGAAGGTGTCGTCAGTTAAACTCATCTTAACCTCGGGTTACGCGGACTTGGTAGCCGCCTGCGCCGCCAAGGACGTAGGGGCCCAAATGTGACTGCAGCCAGGGATACACATCAAACACATTGTTGACTGGACCGTTTGACTGGGATGTGCTGTTGTATTTCACCCGGAGATCGCCCAACTCCACTTCGTCGTACAAGCCGGTGGTGCCGGTGTTGCCCGTGATTGAAGCGGTGTCGTTAGCAATCGCTAAAGCTAACTCAAACTGGGCGTACAGAATAGGACTTGGAATACTGGAGCAATCAAGACTTACCCCGTCTACGTCATAATCGTTGCGGGGCCACTTCAATGCTTGATCTGTGTTGCACCGGACACCGTAGTAATTCAGACTGTCGATCCAGCGAGTTGCTGCGATCAGGGCGCGATTCTTCTGGTCTGTGGTCTTGTTGTCCCAGTTGCTGGAGTCTGGGACGGTTTCAAAATATGTGTTGGCAGCGGCCAATGTAGCGTAGCTGTTGGCAGTCGCGCTGCTCAGCGTAGCGATGATGACTGCGGCCACGAAACTGGTAAGGCTAATACAGTTTAGGACATTAAAAAAGCCCCACCCGAGGGTGAGGCGGTGAGACGTTCCAGCTGATCGAGATCAGATGGTGGAGGTGTCGAGGGGGCTGTTGACAGTGACCCGAGCCAGGGGGATCAAATCAATGTCGTAGGTGGCAGACCAGTTGCCGGAAGTGGCAAGGGCTGCGTTGGTGGGATTGTCACTACCGCTGGTCCACTTAGTACCCATCACGTGATAGGCGGTGTGGTAATCAACGGAAAGTACATCCTGCTTGGAGAGGATGTTGCGCTCGGCTTCGATCCGCAGTTCTTGCTGCACACCTTCCAGGATTGAGCCTGACTTGGTGAGGTAGCAATAGAACGCACGTTGGTGACCGCCAGCGCCAGGGGCGACGACGTTCACTTGGGGATCGATCACCACGCGGCAACCGGCAAACTCGCCGATTGAACGGGCACCGACGCCAACACCGCCGCCGCCCCAGATCACGGAGCCGGAGGCTGCCAGAGAAGAGGTGGAGAAAGTGAGGAGGCCGACTTGGTACAGGTAGAAGCCCACGGAAGGGTGAACAACCAGGGTGTCAACCTCATCACCACGTTCGCCCAGCAAGTTGCGGGCGCGGGCGATGGTCGCACCAGTCAGGAAGTTGGCTTCGGCAGCGCCGGAAGCAGCAGCGTTAGCAACATTGATTGCGTTGGCAGACAATGCACTGGCGAAAAGACCAGACAACTGACAGAACAAGCGGGTGCTGTTCAGCTTGTTGATGGCGTCGGCCAGCTGATTGCGGATGTGCATCATGGGATCTTCGCCCGCAGCCAGAACGGCTACGTCGTCAACCGCATAAGCAAAACCACGGTGGCAGATCGTGGCGATCTGAGTACCAGTACCGACCTTTTGGGGGGTCAAGTAGCCAGCGGTGCTGGTGCCCCAAGTTGAAGTCCCATCCATGATCTCCTCTGTAGGAGCAATGGGGTTGAACTCGGGAACTTGGATGCGGGTGCCGCCAGCGGTGGCGTCCAGCAGACTGTTGCGGGCAATGATACCGCTCTTGATGAACAAGGAGCGTTCGAGGATTGCCTCAGACACATAAGTGCTGAGGTTATTACGCTTTACGATGTCCGCGAGAAGGACACCGCCAGAGTAATTCTGAAAAGGAGCAGCCATTAGAGGGTCTCAGGGTTGGGGTTTGCGGGTCCCAGTCACGGACTTGGGCAATCTCACAGAGACTTAAAATCCGGCCTCACGCTTCAGCACCGCTGCAAGTTCGGGGTCGGACGCAGAAATTTGCATCTGCTTTGTTATATTAACCGATCCGGGTTTCCACGGATTGGTCATGCCCGGCGCTACTGTCGCAGTTGGATTGGGTTTTGCACCCATCCCAGCCGTTCCAGCCGGTTTGAAGTGATGCTCAAATCCTGAACCGGGGTTGCGTAGATTTGAGAGATAAGTAGTGATGTCTTGTTCGACACCCCCATTTAGAATTACGACCGAGCCGGAATCGTTTTTGCGGAGGTTGGATTGCAGTAATTGCAGCATTTGCTCGGCGTTGATTGCGCCCGCATTGCTGATTGCTGCCATTGCACTGGTGCGGGTCGCGGCGGCTTCGGTGCTACTGCGGAGATCGTCGATTTGACGTTCTAGTTCGATGATGCGGGTGTCCTTTTCTTGGGCGGTGCGGTTGGCCTCTTCCCAGAGGTCTTTCCACTGGCCCTGGTCTTGGAGGGTTTGCTTGCGCTTTTCGTCCTGTTTTTTGTACACCTCGTCCAGCTTGGTTTTGAGACCGAGGAAACGTTCCTCGGCTTCGGTCGCTTGGCTGGTGAGGGCGGTGATGCGGGCCTCGTAGTCAGCCTGGAGGGCTGAGAAGTCGGGGCTGGGTTCGGTGGGAGCGGCCACGGGCTGCTCTGGAGTCGCCACTGGCGTCTCAAGTACCAGTTCTTGCATCAGCTGTCAGTGGATTTGCGGGGTTTACGGGTTGGGGCGGGGCATTGCAAAGGTGCAATGGCGGGGCACTGCGCAGGCGCAGCTTCCGGTTCCGCAGGGCTCTCCAGCGATTTGATGTACTCGCTAGTTAGTTCGACCAGTTCCCATTTGTAGGAACCGTCCGCCTGCAGAACCTTGTCGAGGGACTTGGCCATCGAAAAATAGGTTTACTACTTTTGTAGTGTATCAACTTGCAGCGCTTCGTTCTGCATTGATGGCTCATCTGCCATGGCATCTTCAGCCTCTGTCCCGGGTTCCTGGACAGGTAAAGAACCGATTTGCATGGAGGGCATTACCTCGCCTTGGGCCAGCATCAGACGGTATTCCTCGCGGGTAATAACACCCTTCTCGAACAGTACGGTCAGGGCAGCAATGTCTTGGCCGATTAAACGGTTGATGTCGAAGTCCCGGTCGATGTGCACACTGGGGGGCTCCAGCCCTAGGTATTCGGCGCTTATGTCAAAGCAGCGTTGTAGGGTTTGCTCTAGGTCGAGTGATACTGCCGCCAGCATTGAGTTCGTGTCTACTTTGTCGAGGCGGCGAGCATCGGCAGACTCTGCAACGAACTTTTGCTGACTCAGCGTGGCGATGCCAAGGCTTGCCATCTGTTGCTGCAATTCGCGGATCTCGTTCGACTGCGCCTCGAATGCGCTCGATGCGGGCTCCACGTAATAAACCTTGTTGCCGGGTTGGGTCGCAATCGCGTAGTTCACGCCAACCGACATATCCTTGGTCTGGTCGTCCCAGCCCTCAAGGATTAACAAAGGTTGCGAAGCTACGTGGAGGGAGTGAATTAGGTCGGCTTGGCGTTGGTAGTGGCCAGATTGATGTATGCCACGTCCCAGCATTGGTGGGCGGCTTACCAGCGTGTCAACTTTGTTGGAGTAGGTGGTGACAAACGGGATTTCGGATAGGCTGTACGTCCCGGAATCGATCAGTTCGTAATCGGAATTTTGATCGTTTAGATTGAAAGTACCCGAGGCCATGGGGCTTAGGTACTGCTGGGTTTTTGCTTCGGACTGGCGGTAAACTTCGTAACGGCCTGGGTAGATTACGCGGATCTGGTTGTAGACGCATTCGCCAAACTTACCCTCGGGCACCACGGCCTGTTCGTGGATTCGGACCTGCTCCAGAGCGCCGTAGGAATCTCCGCGATTAAGGCGCCAGCCATATACGTCG